ATGTATTACTTACATTTAGGATTTTACGAATTTCTATATGATCGCAATTTTCATCAGCCTTTTTCAGAATATAAGCAATCTCTTCTTCCTTCCTCATGTTCTGTGGACGTTTCGTTGCTTCTGCTCTCAATTCAGAAATAATTTTATCTACTTCAGGATTAGGAGTTTCATATAATTTTTTAAGTTCAGCGGCTCTAAGTTTAATAAGTTGCTCTGTCTTTTTGTTTAATTTCATCTTACAACATATTCTGTTATTCGTAAATTGGTAGTTTCATAAAACACATCCACATAGTCTTGCCATGTCTTCCGGTGGTGTGACCGAACAACGGCTGCCGTCCGATGGCTTTCAATACTTCTCTAACCGTTATTTGCTCTTCATTCCATTTGAAAATGAGAACGCCGTAATCTTCAAGTACTCGAAAGCATTCATCAATTCCTTTTTTTATCACCCTTGGCCAATCTTCGGGAAGTTTACCATACTTCTTGGCCAACCAACTATTTTGACCAACCTTTAGAAGATGGGGCGGGTCAAATACCACCAGTTTAAAGGATTTATCCAAAAATGGCATATCGGTAAAGTCAGATACAATATCCGGATGGACTTTCAGGCTTCGACCGTCGCAAAGAGTATGCTCTTCATCTCTGATGTCAGCAAACAAGATCAAAGGATTTTCCTTGTCGAACCAAAACATCCGGCTACCGCAACAGGCATCTAATATGATTTTCGTTTCACTCATTTCTATTTTATAATTCGTCAAACTCTTTTTGTAATTCTTTTATCTTACTATCCAAAGCATACATATAGCACTGAAGGAAATTCTTACCAAAAATTTCTTCCTTTAATGGTACATCATTGTGCATTCTGTTGTATGTAAATATCAATCCACCACCATATTTTATGTTAGAATTTTCAAGTGCCATCTTATGATCTTTGTATTCCTCTATTTTATTGTTGATTTCTATTGCTTTGTTGAATTTATCTTTATCCATATTTCTCCTTTCCATCTATCCTAGCAGCATATACATTGCTATTAGGAATAGATAATAAATTGTTGTTTTACTCATTTCTTTCTTTTTTATTACATATTGCAATCTCCACACATATCCACAAGGGAATCAAATTCTTCTCGTGAGTATTCAAATCCATTGATTACGATTACCTCGTTACCATTTTGGTCAAAATAAACTCCATCATTCATTTCTGTTCGGTTATGAAGGTTTATTAATTACCAAGTCGCACTCAGGTGCCCATCCTAAAGATTTCGCACCATCCCATACATTGTATAACCATTCATCCACATATCCCTTTTGTGGATTAAAATTAGAATGATGGAGGTTAATTATCTCAACCTCTTTGCCAATCTTAGATTTATCTGGATGATTGGCTATTTTTACTTTTTCTCCAATCCTAAATTTAGCTTCCATTACTTCCGTTTTTTAGTTGGTATATAAATTGGGGATGCTTTCCCTTTATTGTTTTTGTTTATGCCATTCATTTGTTCAACCATCTTTTGATTGAAGATGGTTGAACCAGCAAGACCTTTGATATTCTTTCCCATATTAGTTCCTTTCTATATCATTTTACGGTTTTCTTTTAATTCTTCTTCACTGATATGTGTATTAGAATGATCGTCAAGATTAGAAATGTATTTGTGTTATTAGGGCCACAATACAAACACATTTTGGTAAAAGGTGAATATACCCTTCCACACTTCGGACAAATCCAACCTTGCTGTCCGAACATTCCATTAAAGTTTACTTCATTCATAATTACTCGGTTATTGGTTTATCAATCGGCATCCAGTGGGTTATATCCTTATCTTCAATCCAACCATTGGAGAGTGCCCACATGCCTTTGTTATATCCTTTATCTCTCCGCAGCCATCCTATGACATAATGCCGGATGGAGTTCTTATCATAAAGAAGAACTTCCTTGTTAGGCTCCGGCAACCGTTCCTTAACACTTATCCAAAGAGATTGCTTCGACTTCCATTCTGCACCTTGAACGAAATTCATCTCTCCAAACTTTGCCAAATCTTTACCGCTCAAAGTTCTGTCAACTGTCCTATGATTAAATAGGATATTTTCACTTGCCGCTTCTTCTACTGTCTGTTTCATTTATTCCCTGTCAAATAAATTAGTTTGAACCAACGTTCCTCTCTCTGTTTTTATCTCCCCAAAACATTCCCGGTGAAAACGTTCTTCTTGTGCTTCAAAGTATTCTTCATCTATTTCAGTTGCATAGAAATCGAATCCAAGTCCATAAGCAGCTATTCTGCTGCTTCCTGAACCTAAATGACTATCAAAAATTTTGTCTCCCTCTTTGGCGTTTTTTCTTAATATTTCAGCATATAATTTCACTGGCTTCTGACAACGATGGATATTTCCACCTCGTTCTCCAATTGTACACCGGTTTAGAGTTATGATCCGAAGAGCCTTGTCAAAACTACTCCATGCCAATTCACCGTCAGACATAGTTAATCCATGTTGTCCTTTATCCCAAACAATCCAACCCATTTTGGGAGGAAGATAGGTAGTAAAGTAGTTACCACCAAAAATTATTTGATTCTTCGATACCCTGAATAGTTCCTCAAAATATTTCTTTCCGGGGGGGGGACTTATCCCAATCCTTTCTTTTATATTGTTTAAAGCCTAAATGCTTCGGCATCCCACCTTTGTGCATTATGTCTATGCCATACTGGGGATCGACTATCGCTAAATCAAAGAACTTATCAGGAATCCCCTTCATGTATTCCATACAGTCCATGTTATATACTTCGCTTATCGGCATTATTTATATCCTTTCTATTCTGTTATTATTAATTTCATGTGCATTCTTGAAATCATTTTCTCTTCTTCTTTCAACTTATGATAATAATCTATAGCTTCATCTTTAGTATTGAATGTACCAACACACGAATAATGCCAAGATTCGAAAGGATCTTTGAGGATATACAAGTTGTATGAACCTAAGACCGTTTTCGCCAAATAGTAAGGATCTCGTATCATAATGTTCATTCCATTTTTATTTACTCGCATAGTCCATGAAACAGACTCATGCAGGCATATCCACCTTCCGGCTCGAACATATCAGGGGTATGTTCTTTAACGTACTCCAAAACTTCCTCTACATAAGGATATTGTTTGTTTTTACAGAATCTTTGAGGTATGTATAATGGAGGAAAGAAGGAATGTCCTACGCTTTTCTCTGCTTGAATTAGGCGTTGGCACATTTTAGGATCATTTTTGGCTATGAGTTCGATTTCTTTGTGCCGACACATGATACACGGGAAACATCCAACACGTGAGAATCCACGATAATACAATGGATTCGGTTTCTGCCCTGCATCCAGTATGCAATCTATAACTTGCTGTGCACTCCATTTGAAGATCGGTCTTAGAACAGAAGCGTCATATTGGGAACACCATTCTTTGACATCCTTACTTCGATAGTTTTCAGTTCTTCCTTTCTTATTAGGTTGGAAATACGATTTGAAATACATACATTCCTCTTCCATTGCCGCACGTGCTGTACTTTCTCCGGCTCTGATACCTTGTATGATAATGCAGCTTTCTTTCAAAGAAAGTACATAATCAATCATTGGCTTCATTTTTAGTTCACTGGTACAAAATCGTGCATTCGTGGAAGGAAATCTTTTCTTATGAGCTGCCAAAGACACAAAATCATATTTTGATTTGAGAGTTATAAGTCTTACACCCATTTGCAGACAAACATCATTCACATGTTTATATGTGTCAGGGTGTTCCCAACCGGTGTCACAAAACACAGCGGTTAAATTCCCCCCCCCCATATTGTTTGAAGGCTTGGATCAAACATGCTTGTGAATCCTTACCACCTGAAAAACTTACTAATATTTTCATTTTTATATCATTTCAATTTTCACATATTCATGTTTATTAATCCCGGCACTACCTTTGGGAGAATATACTAATCGACCTCCATTATCCAATATCTTTTGTACATCTTTCATAGCTTGGTGTGCTTGGGCATAGTCTTTGTATTCTTGGTGGCCTATTGGATATTTGCAATATCTTCTGCCACCGTCAGGCATGATGCTGATACCGAATACTGTTTCATGAGTTTTTTGGTTGAAATTCTGTTGAGTCCTTACTTTCATTTTTTTTGATACATTTTCCCAGTTTAAGTATAAATACATATTCATTGTCAGGCGCTCCCCAATTGGTGTTACCAACTCCGATGGTTATAGATTCAAGTTCAAAAAGCATTGTCCGTTTGGTGTAGCCAAAAC